TAGCCGCATCTTCTTGATCCGACCATCGCACCAAAGTAGGATCTATGGTGCTACCTCCTATTGGATTTACGCCAAAACAAAATACAAAACGACTTATATCTGACACTAAAATTAAATTTTGTAGTAATGGGACATCTGATGCACCAGATAAAGTAGATAATTCAACGGCTCTAGTAGTAACACCATTTGTAGCGTCCCAATAATATATACTACCACTATTAGGTCCAAATACTAAATCTTCACCAAAGTTAGAGTGACTCCATATACGCACTTCGTTTACAGATGCCTCTCCAACACCCCACTGACCAGCACCCCAAGCACCTGCACCCCAACCTGTAAGAGGTATGGCAAATGCAGAGCCAACATTTACTTGATATGCTGCTGATACAGAACCTCCACCTGTAGCAGAAGAACTCGCAGCGGAGGATACAGTTATATTATAAGAAGTAGCAGACACTAAATCTATTTGAAATTCACCAGTTATAGTCAAACCACCAACCGCACTACTACCACTAAATGTAACAAAATCTTCATCTACAAATCCGCCATTTGTGTCTGTTACTAATACAGTGGTGGACCCAGATGTGGTGGTAAAAGGGTTAGTTAATGATACAGTAGCACGTAAAGGTGTAACATCATTATAATTACCACCTAATTCTATGTAATATTTTAAGTTAGTACCTAATCCTACAAAGTTTTGACCTGATAAACTAACCCAGTTATGTAAAGAACGACCTACACCTAAAAAAGTTGTATTAGATATAAGCTCCCAACCACCTATTTTTTCAGGCGTGCCTTGTCTAAACCGTATTTTATCTCCGTCATAATACCCACCTTCTGTGGTATATCTAGTGCCTTCACGATTAATCCCAGGTTTTAATTTTACTGCTTGAAAAGCCAAGATAATTTCTCCATTCTCTCACAAAGTCTTTTTGCACGATTAGGTACTTGTTTTGCCCATTTCGAGTCCATCATTTGCACAGATGCTTCCATCCAATCTTCATCATCCACAGCTGCTTTTAACTTTAAAAATTTACTTAAACGAGGACGACCAAGATTAAACATCATATTTGCTAGTATTAGTTGAGCTTCTTCTGGTATGTCATTGAAATTACTGTATAAAATATTACAGTCCTTTATAGTTATTTCTATGTCGGCTTTAAAACACTCATCGACTCTCTCTTTAGATACTTCTGTCCCAATTTCTTGCCCATATTCTAAATCAGAATCAGTAACCAAATGCCCAATCCCAAAAGTCGCATACCCCAAATGGTCATTGTAAATTTCATATTTACATCCCTCATCTTCTGCTAATTCTTTTTGTAATTTATCTAAGTCCATCTTTCACCTGCTTTTCTCTTAAAGATTGTACGTGTTTATAATAGAAATAATTACCAATCTTATTAAAAAATTTGGCTAAATGCAACCAAGTCCACATCATTTCTTCCTAGCCTTCCTAATAGCTTCTTTGCCTCTTTTAAATATACTGGCAACTTTATTCTTACCCATCACTTTTGCTCTTTGCTCACCGACTGTAAGTATCTGTATCTTTCTCGCAAAAGGTTTACTGATTCTCTTAACTTTTGCAACCGTAGCTCTTGCGTCTGCTTCTGTGGCAAATTTGATACCAACGGTGTCTTTTGGATTCTCATCTGTGTATAGTCGTCTCCCAGAGCCCTTTGGTTTTTTACCTGTTCCGACTTTTGGATCTCTTTTCTTTGCCATTATACTTTCTTTTTCTTAACTGTTTGCTTTGCTCTTCTAAAGTTTTTAGCTGTGGGTGCGCCTTTTGCACCTTTCTTTCTCATCTTTTCTCCACTACCAGCTTTTATTCTTTTTCTTTTTGCTTGTATGTTTCTATATAAACTCATTTTGACTTCTTTTTCTTACCATTTTTCAAAACAGTCTTTAACATTTTAGCTTGTGCTGCATGTGTCTTACTGGCCTTTTGCAGCCCTTTCATAACTTTTTTAACTTTTCTTTTCATTTAGTTAGTCCTTTCTGCTTTTCATATGTTCTGAGTCCTCCAATTCCGAGCATGCCACCGAGAACAGTTAAAAGTGTACCCATATCGAAATCGGGCAGCTCTGGTAGTTCTGCACCAGCAAAACTCGCACCAAATATAATTAAATCTTTTATGATAAAGTGATAGGCAAAAGCAATCGCACAGACCCACCCAACAGCGGGTCGCCAGCCGCCCTTGAATATAGAGCCACTTGCAGCTTCTGCCTTATTTATCTCTAACTGAGCAAGTAAAGCCTCCTGGGCGTGTTTTTCAGACATCGTGGCTATCTCGTGAGCGAGCTTTGCCTTCTGATCTGCATCAGGTATAAACTTATCCAGTAGACCTGTTACTGGACCTATCAGTGCTTGTAACATTATTATCTCCTTTATGTTCGTGACCCATCCAAATACCAAATACGCCTGTCATTACGCCCATGACAACCGATACAAAAGCTGATTGTGATGCTGTTGGGTCTTCTAAAGCCATAAACCACTCTGCACATCTCCACGACATTGCTGTGCTTACAAGCATCATTAGTCTCGGAAGGATCTTCCATTTTAAAAACGTTTCTACATTCATTGTATTAATAACTCATTTAAACCAAAACCCTCTAATAAAATCAAAGTGAAGAATAGTAATAAAACCCCACCTGCTATCAATTTACCAGAAAAATTTGTAGAACCTATTTTAATAGCAACAAACTCATTACTTAATATTCTTAAAGATAACTCAAAGCTATTTTCGTCAATCGTTACCTTTACTGGTTTTTTATTATCTTCCATTAATAAACCTCTACTTTGTTTGGATTTACTTGTGCCACTAACTTACAAACACATTCATAAGTTTGATCTCCGTCTTCTGACATAAATACTTGTCCGCTTAATTTTTTTGCATAATAAGTACAATCGTTAACAGACTTAAAATAAATCATAGCTTCGTTCATTTGACTTGGTTGCATGCAACAATAAAGCATAAATGCAGTAATCATTTTTTTCCTATACTCCTTAAACTTTCCATGACTTTGTCAATGTCTGGCTCTTGTCCATTGGGATCGTAAACACATTTATACTTCTTTGGACACCATGTTTCAATTAACATTGTAAAAGTTCTGTTTCCTCCCTCATAGATACAAGCTCTTTTATCTGTATATTTTGACGTAATTCTTTTCTTAAGTCTACAAGTTGTGTATTTTTTTGGGTCTGGGTTACGCCATTCTTGTTGTTGCCTAGAATAATCTTTGGGTTTGTACTCATATGCTTTTGCTTGTTTAACCCATATACCAGCAACTAAAGCAATAAAACCACCAATTATAGCTATTACAATAAACCAAGTAATAGCTTCACCTATTTGTCTTCGGAGCTGTTGTTGTTTGTAAATTGTTTCTTGACGCTGTTTTCGTATCTGACCTTCCATAGCTAAAAGATCATTATAGGCTTGAGGCCCATAAGTCATGTTTAAAAAAACCTTAAGTTCGTATCTTTGTTCCTCAAGTTTCTTCTTGGCTGCATAAGCAGAGAGAGCTGCCTCTTCAATAGACCCAGCTTTAAACAATTTACCAAAAAGGGGAGGATTCTTTGCTTGTTTTTCAGCGTTGTCAACATCGGATACAGCTCCCATCCATCGTCCGATATCACCAGACATTTGTTCTATATCACGCCCTACTGCGAATCCTTTTTTTATCGCATCAAATGCTTTTGACGCTACGCCCATAGCTAATGATATTGTTACAGGATCCATATATAATCACCTTACTAATAACCCCACTAATAGGAGAATTGTTGTTCCTGCAGTACCTATCATTATATGCTCGATACGTTTTATTCTTAATATAGTTTCTTTCCATCTTTCTGCACAAACAGCTTCGTGTGTGTCTATCTGTGCCTTCACGTCTGATACCTTCACTAATCAGCATCCTCTATCTTGTTGCCTTCCTTGACCCATTCTTGGATTGCTTGGTAGTGTCTGTTAGCAGGGTCTATTGGTACAAGCATAAACTCAATATCTTTTGGCATTATATTCAAGACTAACTTTATAGTTGAATTTTTTCCACCCTCTGCTATATATTTTGCTGATTTAATTTCCATTTTTATAACTCTGCATCTATGTTAATACTGCCACCATCATATCTAAATACAGCACCTTGACCATCAGTAAAACTACTGTCTGACCCAGTTCTTAATCTAGCAGCATGAA